CACGAAGAATCTTGTTGAATGGGGTCTTGGAGATGATTGCGTCGTAACGCGCTTCTTGTTCCTCAATGCTCATTTCAAACGAAACGAACATGGGAATCTTGCCATGGATGTGGCAAGAGTTAGCAATGATAAGAGCAAACAAAGACTTACCACGCTTTGGCTCACCCACGAATACAACGAACTGTTGCGGTCTGAGACCTGAAGTAATTCTGTCTAAACCAAAGAACCCTGTTGGGATACCGCGCAGGGAGTTTGGTGTGCTACGCATTTCTTCGTAGCGCATAACGCGAGTTTCCCAGTTTTGGATGATGTCAATATCCCGCATGCGGGACACTTCAACCGCGGCTGTTTGGATACCAACCGTCAGTGTGTCTAGGGCATCTTTGGTACGACCAACATTCAACAATGGCATTGTTGTTGAGATGACCTCAATCAAACGGTGCTGAGTATGCGCCTGAAAGATTTCCTCAATGAGTCGTGAGAATGTTTCAGCCTCGGCGTCATACAACTGGATGTCGGCGTACTGTGACTTGAATACACGCGCTGTTGGTACGGCATTGTGTTCTCGGTAAAAGCCCGTAAGCCAATGCCACACGCCCTGCCATGTATCTGAGAAGTGTTCTTCCTTGACTCCAGATTTTAACGGCGTTGCAATATCTGCTGTTTGGATGATCTTTGAAACTAGGAGATGTTCGGGGGACGACATGATTACCACGCTCTTTCGGAACCAAGCACTGTAGCGCGTATCCCAATGATTGCTTGCTGTTCTTGGGTGGCAACATAAATAACATGAATACTTCTGTTGAAGCGTAGGTCTTCTGCCAATGTTTCAATGTCAGGGTAAGCCTCTACCGAAGTAGAAACACCTTTGCGGATTAACCAATGCTCAATTTCGGGAACTGCCTCAACTGGCATGAGCGTGTAAATCAATGTGCCAATACCACGGCGGTTTACTGAATCAATTAGAGACTTCAGTGGTAGTTCGTTTGGCTTCATGGTGTTAACCAGTGTGGGCATGTCTTTGGCTTTTGATGCAAACCAGTTGCGTACTGACTTTGCACCTTTTGGGTAACTTGCTAAGACTCCCTCAAACAAAACTGCTTGCTGGATTGGTGCGTATGGGGCTAGGTCATTGCCCTGCATCAGGACACCGTGCTGATCGTCATGTCCTCTAGAACAGTTGCAACACGATCACCGTAGCGCCGAACAAATTCGGTTGGGGACAGGCATGTTGTAATGATTGTTTTACGAAGGTCCTCATTGCGTCGGCGCAATAAACTCCCGATTTCATGTTGTGAGAATTCAGTTGATCGTTCATCCCCAACTGCATCAAGCACGACAATGTCAAAAACACCCTTGAGGTACTTGACGATGTGTGGCATGGAGTACATCTCGGGAAGTTCGTTATCGTTGTCAAACTGGTCCTTGAGCATCTCAACATAGCGATCTGCCGTAATGAACCGACCTGAAGCAGATTTGTTTGTGAGGATGTCCCGCAAGATAGATACTGCGATTGGGGTCTTGCCAGCACCGCTTGGTCCATGCAAAAACAAACCGTTGGATTCACCGCTGATGAACTTAGCGATGGCGTTAAAGGTCTTGTCTGAAATCAGAGATTCTTCGTACTGGGCGTCTTTCCAACGCGGTGGGAAGTTGGCCCATGCAAGTCGCTCCTCAAGAGGTCGGTTCTGCCACCATCGTGCTGATTTCCATTCGGTCGGCGGTGCTGAGGTCATGTTGTGGTTCTCCTTGTGAGTTGATAATTAACTACGGCTTGCTTGAGTGATGGTGCTAACTCACGCAAGTTCTTGCGGGCAAGAATATCTTCGGGGATGGCAATCCCTGCGTCGGTCAAGATACTACGCACAGGAGCCAGTTCGTTGTCAAGCACTGTCGTGCAGTTTGTGATGAGGAAGGATGCTGACTGGATTAAAGTATCAAAAAACGAGATGTCTTCAAATGCCACTTCTGCGATACCCACCAGCAACTCGGGGTATCTGTACGCGACATCCATCCCTCGCCTCCAAATAATCTTTTGCATTTTTTGATTAATGTCTTCGTCCCATGGGAGATCGGAGCCATGCTGAAAATCGTCGGATACCCACCCCAGTATCGGGGAGTTCTGCGAGACCCCCGTCATTTTGGACATCATCCCTGTTTGGACTTCTCGGGAACAAAAGACTCGCCATGGCGCTGGGGATTCAATGTTCCGTGATAGGGCAAAGAATTCCTCGGTCATCTTGGTCAGGTCGGGGACCTTGACCCCAGCGTTGATTAGGCGCTTGATCTGAGCGCGGAATGCTGGGCGCTCCCCCGTGGGGGTTATCTTCCCACCAACCCTGCGGGCGGTGAGTTCAAAGTGGTCTAGGACTTGTGAGACTTCGCTGGTTGTTTTCTTCAGGGCGATGGTCTCATCCCATGGTCGGTCGTTGTCGGGGTCAGCACCAAAAGTGGGCATAGGTTCTCCTTGTTGTTTTTTCGGGCGAAGCCCACAAAGGAAAATGTCGTTAGACATTTTCCTTTGTACTATATCTAAAGTACTATCTATAGAGACGCGTTCCCCCTGCTCACAGCCTCGTGGGGGGTTCACTGGTGACCCCCCTGGTAGGTCACTGGTGACCCCCCCTTTGGGGGTAGGCAGGTCACTGGTGACCCCACCTTTGCGTAGGGCTAGGTCACTGGTGAACCCCCCTTTGGGCTTGCGGTAATTGACAATTATGCTCTTCCCACGGTTCGCTGAAAGTATGGTTGATGTTACTACTTTGTGTAACTCTAACCACTTAATTGATCGTTTAACCGTAGAAGGTGACAGTCCTGAGATTCCTGAGATGTCGTCAATTGTCATAATCGGATTGCCGTCAAAAGGGGTCAAGCGGATGATGCACATGAGGATATGGGAGTGGGTCGGATTGCCCTTTTTGGTGATCAAATCAATCGCCCATATTGGGACCGCGGCAAACGGTCCGTTAAGTTTTCTAGACATGGTGGCTCCTCGTGGTGTCGGAAAGCATACACAAGAAAAGGGGGAGAAGGTGTTGCGTACACTGATTTCTTTCTGTATGATCTAAACACCGAGTTGGTGGTTCTCCTCGGGTGTCGCTGATCTCCTTGCTCAGCGTGGTGGTTATGGATGGGGCGCTATAGTGTAGAGTTATGCTATAAGCGCCCCATTCCATACAAGGAGTCCACACATGGCGACAGCCCCAGCCCTTACCAAATCCCTCAAAACCCTGTTATCTGACACCGTCACTTTCTACTTCATGGCGCACGGATTTCACTGGAATGTTGAGGGTTCTGACTTCAGCCAGTACCACGGTCTCTTCGCAGAAATCTATGAAGATGCATATGCGATGATTGACCCAGTGGCTGAGAACATCCGCAAACTGGATGATTATGCGCCGTTCAATCTTCAGAAGTTTATTGATCTTCGGACACTTGAATTCAAAGAAGTAAGTCCGAATCCTAAGGCAATGTCAACGGCATTGTTGAAGGCTAACGAGGCGCTGATCACTCAGTTAAATGCCTCATTCAAAGAAGCAAACAAAGCCGACCAGCAGGGTATTGCAAACTTCTTATCCGAGAGGGTTGACAGTCAAATGAAATGGTCATGGCAACTACGAGCATCGGTTAAGTGAGGTAACCATCATGGTTGAAAAGAATAAATACACACGCAGTGGGGAAACCTTCTCGGGTTATAACAAGCCGAAGGCAACACCTGATCATCCCAGCAAATCACATGCGGTCCTTGCAAAGCAGGGAGAGACCGTCAAGTTGATTAGGTTTGGTGAGCAAGGCGCCGAGACAGCAGGAAAACCCAAAGAGGGAGAGTCTGAGCGTATGAAGGATAAGCGCGCATCGTTTAAGGCTCGCCACGGTAAGAATATTGCTAGGGGTAAGATGAGCGCGGCATATTGGGCCGACAAGGTGAAATGGTAATGGCTCCCCGTAAAGCAGAAAACCCAAAGAGAACAGCAAAGTATTACCGAGATCATCCTGAGGCTCGGGAGAAAAAGGCTGAGACAGATAAGAAATTTAACGCTAAGCCCGAACAGAAAGAGAAGCGCCGCGAACTCTCAGAAGAGCGACGCAAGCGTGGCATCATGGGTAAAGGCGGAGATGATCTGTCCCATACCAAAGATGGTAAATTAGTTAAGGAAGACCCATCTAAGAATCGCGCCCGTAACCGAGGAAAAAAGTAATCATGGCTGCTAAAAAGAAGGTATGGGAAACCAAAGACCCCACTAAGTCTGATAAGAAACTAACCCCCGATCAGAAGGCTAAGGCAAAAGCCGCCGCCAAGGCCGCAGGCCGGCCTTACCCTAATCTTGTTGACAATATGAATGCATCTAAGAAAAAAAGTGGTAAGTAGTGCCCGAATTAAATGCAAACATTCCTGTTATTGAATGTTTTGTCCGTGGTAACTATTTGCGCGATCAGCGTGATAGCCATGATCTCAAGTTTCCATGCATGATCTTTGGGGTAACTTCAATACAAGGAAGAAGCCCACTGTTTCATTTTCTTATGGAAGATGGTGGCGTGTGGTGGCGTATGCCAATTTCAGCCTTTTGTTCTCGTGAAGATTCTCCTGAGGTTGATATTCACGAACTTGTCCTTTGGAACTCTTTTTCGGCAAACATTGCTGTCACTGAATTTCAGGCTATGCGAAATATGCGTATGACATATGTTGCCCGTTCAGGAGAATTTGTCAACGGCAAATACCTTTTTACGCTTGATTGGCACTCTCCAGACGACAATGTGCTTAACGGTGGTTTTTCTTTGAACCCTGGTCAGCACAAATGTGGTCATGTCATTGAAAGAGATGACGGCAACTTTGCAATCCAACCAAACAACAGAGTGCGTTTGTTTGACCCGTCATTTACCACTAAAACTGGCACCCTTATTGAGCGTCTTGTGAATACAAGAAAATGGGATACCGAAGATGCTCACAAGTGGGTAACTTCTGATGATGACCGCTACGAATACGAAGTTAAAAAGAAGTGAATAGCAAAACACCCCCGCAAGGGGGTGTTTCTTATTGTGGCTACATTTGGATGTAACTGTGGCTACATTTTAAAATGAATGTACATTGTCATCTTCTGGTGCAATCATTTGTAGAGCGCCCAATATTTGTTCAACATGGGGAATATTTTCACTAGAAAACATGTAATGCGCCAATTCATACTCAGACCTGTGCACGGTGACCTTCAAAGCAGTTACTGGCAGTTTAGTTACTGGCTCAACCAAACCAATGTCATCAAGACCATTCATCAGGATACCAATGAGTTGTTCCTTGGTCGTAGTCTTCGTAATTTCAATACCAAGCAACTTAGCCTGACGACGCAATGAAGCAATTGGTTGTGACCGTAGTTCCGCTTCAGTGAATGCCCCTGACTCAGGAGCGGTTACTTCTGAGCCATACTTTTCATTAATGTCAGCAAGGACTTCCTCAAGTGCTTCTTCTCGTGCAGTCTTAACTGCTGGCACTTCAGGCGCTTCTTCAATTTCCTGAACATCAACGACATCAATTGGCGCAAGTGCATTTGTGAGGTCAAGCAAACGGATACCGCTGGCATGAGCCTTCAGCAATGTGTCTTCAGTTTCAGGAGCGTCATCCCACAAAACGAGCAATGACTTCTCACCCGCTAATCGTTGTACATAATTGAGTACTGCGGAGTTTGCATCCTCAGTATCTTCCCAATCCTTGGCATCTTTTAAGACTGAGCGCGGAATACGGTTACCGACCATGATGTACTCATGACCGAAGTCAATGATTGCGGTGTAGACGCGGTCAAGACTTTCGTCAGGCTTACCGCCGTACCATGGCAGGACAAAGATACTGTCATTGACCAGTTCGGACAATGAGTCTTCAATGATGTTGAGGCTGGCGTTACCTTTTCCGATAACACCAATAACTTTCTTGGTGGGCATGTTGTTCTCCTATTGGAAGGACTGGCGTATTGATGAGTCACCTACGAGAGTGATCAATCGCAACACCGAGTGAGTGGCACTGGCAATTGTAGCCATAGCCAACCCACTAAACACAACATCCTCGGAAGATATAAAGACAGAAATAATGATTCCCAGAATTGCCCCAGACAAAACAATGACCCAGCCATTCAGTTTCTTTGGCAATGCACTTGTAATAATATGGATAACTTTATAAACGGCTAAGCCGCCTATTAGTAATGTCACAATGTTGTTTCTCCTGTGTATCCTGGGATTCGGTTAAACCTCAGGTTAGCAAGAGCATAGGTTGTTTCAGTTACGGGAACCACATGTTCAATCATTCTTTTGGTTGCCTCAACTACACGACGATAATCTGCTGTGTAGTACGAAAGATTAGTATGGGCAGAACTTGCACCCCAACGGTAATCGGATGCCCCAGCAGTTGCTGTACCACCAATCCATCCACCATTATCACTGTTACCATCAAAGTATTCACCAGGAGATGATGGTTCAAGCAATGGGCGACGAACAACTAGTGGTGATGTTGCTGTAGCCGTGGCAGTGATTTCTACATGGTACAAATATGAATTACTTGGGTACCAAGGGTAGTTATCAACAAACTCTAATTTCCACCATTTACGCTTTGAAGTACCTGATATCGTTTTTTCAATATAAGGGGTTGTGGCTGAGGCTAGGGTAATTGAACCATCCAAGTTCTTTACACTTACTTGAACAATATTATTGTTGTAATCATCAATTGATAAGAAGTAATCAGTACCACTATTAATTGGGGTGTACTGCATAGCAGAACTCGTGTTATTTACATCTGTGGATAATGTGACAGATGCCGAAAGACTTGGTGTTGCGGTAAATTGTTTAGTTCCATTATCAACAGCGGATGTAACTGTACCAGAAGTAGTGCTTACTCTCCAATAAGCAGGTGTACTTGTTGCCTGTACTGCAGTACTTGGAGAGGCGACTGCGAATTGAGGATCACGGAAAAGATTTAATCTACGCGAGTATACATCTATGTAATAAGGGTATTTATTTAAAGTTGTTACTCTATTAGGAATCAGATATAAAGTCCCAGTATCAGATGACTGAGATGCAATCCAAATGTGCAGATACATATCTGTGGTACCTAACGAACCATCACCACATACACCAAGTTCTACGGGCCACTCAAAAACACTCGTAGAACCAGTCGTAGTGGTTTCAATAAAGTTAGGTAATGATGTAGAAGCACCCGTTATCGGAGCAAAAGTCACAGACGCTCCTGGAACCACCGATGCACCCATCCAACAACCCACAACACTTGCACCCAAACCAGTGTATGTGGCACCAAAATCCATGTATAAACGACTGGCTTGACTCACACTCTGTACTTTTGTTTTTAAACAAGCCATCTGAACACTTGCCCCGCTTGAATGGGTGATAGCCAAAGCCTTGGTCGTTTTGAACATATCGGAGTATGCATAAACGCTCTCGGATGTCATGGTATGCGCCGAACTTTCCAGTAACCATTGGTTAGTAGCAGGTGCTACGGATGCAGAGGTAGTCACCGACGCCGAAGTCATAGCATGGTGAGTGCTGGTTAAAAGGTCAGGCTGGGTAGTGTTAATACGAGTGTTACATCCAGTAATAGCCGTAATGTATTCTTCCACACCAGTTAGTAGTCCCTCATTCTGGGTTAAGTATGTAAAAGAAGAAATCAAATCACGAAGTTTTGCAGTACCTAAATCAGCCACAGTTAGAGGGAGTCCTACTTCCACAGCCAGTTTTTCAATCATCTCACTGTTGGCAACAAACGGGTCTTTTTGTACCATCACATAATCAATGATTGTTTTAATAACATTAATTTCCCAACCAAAAACATCAAGCATTCGCTGTAGTGGTCCGGCTACCGTAAGTGCTTCAGGAAGGTCAGTCAGATAAGGGCTACCTAGGTTGGTTATACCGATTTGCTCATCCTGAATTCGGTAGTGTAGGGGTATTCTTCGGAAAAGATTATCGGAGTAGCCATAATCCTTAGGTACAAGTACTTCAGTTGAGGCAACTGGTTCATACCATGAGCGAGTTACAGTTGATTCATATTTTGAAAATAGTGTGTAATAAACCCATTTGCCACTAGGTAAGTTCGTATGCGTAAATGACGAAGCACTATTCTCTGCTTTTATTTCAATAAGTTCTATACCTTCAGCACGAGTTTGGGGAGGTCCAATAAGTGAATAGCACAACGATAGGCCAGTAATACTAGGTGTTTCACCCTTTGTTTCATTAAGTGATGTTGTAATAACCCATGATAGGTCAACCTGATCATAATCAGTTGGTGATGCTGACAAGGATGATGCAGACCCAGGAACACTTGTTGGTGTAGTGACATAACCATCACCTCGTAAGGCTGATGAGTTGTCAGCACCAATATTAACGGAAGCGGCTTGAAGGAATGAACCAGTAGTGCTTGCCGCACTACCAACATTACTTTTTAGTGTAAAAGATATACGGGCCATTAGACTGCCGTTACCCCTCCGTTAGGCGTTATACTAACAATACCTAATTTTGGAAGTTGATTATTGGCTACAGTAATTTTTCCACTGTTGTCAATAGTAGTAGCAGGGGTTCCTGCTGTGCTGGTTGTAAATCCTTTAATGATTACATAATCAACACCTGTAATAGCCATGGCTGTTCGGTATACCTCACCCACAGTTACTGTGTCGCCAAAGGCTACATCTTCAAAAGAAAATAGAGACTCTAATGCGCTTTGTACTTCTGCTTTAACAACCGACTGAATGTAGTTAGATGTAACATATAAATCTAGATATATATAAATTTTAGTAAAACTAACTGATGAAGGAACATTAATAAGAGTTACGCCAAGCATTGCGCTATCTAGTAGTTCTCGTGAAACACGGTCACGGAGTGCCTGTGGGATACTCACAGATGCGGCACCATCCGTAAGGTATTCCGTTTGTCTGTCAATAACCGTCGCTGTAATAGAAGCACCAGTGGAAGATGACCCAAGGTAAGAAACAGTAGCCTTGGAAACACCCTGAGTTACTAGGGCAATATCGCCAAAATCCGACAAAGTTACAGCGCCATTACGGGTACGCACGATGCTAGGAATGACTTGTTTAATAGAGTCAATTGTTTCAAAGTCTAAACCACCACCAGCCGCAAAGAGGTTAGTAACATCAGTGATTGTTGGGTACAAACTGTTACCAATAGTAGTGATTGTCTCAGCCGCGACATTACCAATAGACCCAGCGGATTGAATGTAGGTAACTGTGATTGGTGAGTTAATTGGCGGAATGCGCCCGTTGATCCCATTACCAAATACAACCTGAGTAACTCCCGAGGAGGTGACCGTTACTGAGAACACTGAATCGTCAGGACCATACGGAATAAGACTATTAACTCGTGTCCAAGTTTTAATTTCTCCAAATGAACCCTCAGCAACATTAACAACTATAGACTCAGCATCTACACTTTGGCGATAGATATTAAATCTTTGACTAGCGTTACCATCACTCTTAGTTGAGTTACTATTACCATCTGAAGTAACAGATTCATTTGAATACCTGACACCCTGTCGCACAACAATAGTACTTGTTGAAGATGCTGGAATAATTGTTGATGTTTCGTTAAAGAAGTAAAGACCGTTTGTTGATACAAATGGGGTATTTTCTAAGATAGTCACGGATGCCGCACCACTGTTGGTAAGCGTCAAAGTAGCGGTTGATGAACTCATATAATTAGGGGTATAACCATAAAGGTTTGCCATTGCCAAGACGCTTTCGCGCTGTGTAGCAGTTGACAAAAATGCTTCAGTAGATGCCCTGTCAATATAATAATGCATAATGTCTGCGTTGTACGCCCATAGGTCAATTAGCGATGACATAAAATCTGAGGCGGCAACTCCCGACCATTCGGGAATAGAATTAGAGGCTCGTGCCTGAAGAGACGAACGAATAGCGTTGTAGTCTCGCGCTGTGTAGTCAAAATTAGGCATAAATATCCTCGCTCAAGAAGTCGCTCACACTTAGTGTAACACTAGATTTTTGTGATGGTGATATTTCGTAAAATACAGATATATAAACAGATGTTTGTTCGCTCCCCATTTGTTCTGGATCATTGCTTGAAATAACAATATCCATAATATTTACACCACGAACATTGTTAGAGATTTCTCGCATAGCAACCTCTTTAAAATCTTCCCAAATAAGGGGATCAATTAATTCATAAATCATGGAGTATGCCCCAACACCATAATCAGGGTTCATGACGCGCTCTTCATTAGACACCGATAGGACATCTAAAATTTGTTGTTTAATAATAGAATCAAAATCACCTACAGTAGCAACTGATCCATTTTTAAATTGAAATGGTAAATATATTGCTTTCATTTAATATCACCTTGTGAATTCTTATATAAAGCATAGACGCACCATGAGATATAACTGCTCGTAATAAATGCTCCAATAAGTATTACTGAAAATCCTCTAAGGATTACCTTAAACATAAATATCCTCCATTTGCCTAGATGCTCGCCAGGTGCTATCCACAAACGCCGATTCTGGCACCTCGGGCATAGTTGATTGCATGGTCATATACGCATTGATATCATTAGTGTCTTTTCGTGACACTGTTATTTGAGTAAAGAATTCATCACGAGTAACTGTATGTGTAACTTCTTTTACATACCAAAAACCTTCAAAATTAGATTCAAAATTAGATATGCTGACAATCCCACCTGGGAGAACTCCAGCAGTCCCAGTAAGTGATAACTGTGCGGTAAGGGTATTAATGCCACGATTGTGTGCGGACACGAGAGTGTCTGCCATAGTGGTGGAAGTTGCGTTAACACTGACGCTGTCAGTAATACCTAAATCAATCTGTTTACCAAATCCCGTGGTCTCGTTAAACTTATTTGATGTATAAGTTTTACCTTGATTATCTAATACAGTTGCTGATACTGAATGTGTGCTTAATGGCTTAATAGAATCACCAAAAATACCCTGCATTGATAAAATTACTGCGGGGTATGTTCTAGTATCACCATTACGCGCTTTAATATTCTTGAGTTGGTGATACGAGATTTGTCGGCCCAGTGAGTTCATAGGGTTCCATACATGTATATGAGTACCATGCATTGATACAGACAATCCGTACATACTGGCAACTTTGTTTAAAAACTCCCAATCTGATTCTTCCGACTGAATGATACGGGGGTATGCGAATGGTTCAGTCACAGAAGAAACACTGAACTTATATTCGTCTGCCAAGGTTGTCGCAATATTTTGAATAGATGCGTTTTCCCACAGCCGTGTTTTCTTAGCGCGCATTTTGTATGATGCGCCCATACACACAAGTTCAACTAGTTGAAAAGTGCTTCCATTAATCACACCGTCAGAGTTTCTAAATGAAGGTTCAACCGAAGCAACATACCCACAGAATTCATGCTTGTCTATACCAAAACCCCAGTAACAAAGGACGGGCTTAGATAGGTATTCTGTGAGTAGTTGTGGTGGCACACCAGCCACACGCACACGCAGGATATCATGCTGATTTTCAGCAAGACCTAATTCAATTTGAACAATAGACATATATCGCATAGGGGCGTTGTCTATCACAAAGTTGATGTTTGGTGATATGCGGCTATGCGATGTAAAAATCATTTAAGTGGAATCCGAACTAGTGTTCCCACGGGGATTTCATCAGGGAAAGGAACATGAGAGTTTATGTCTGCAATCTCCCAGTAGCGTTCTGAGTCATGAAGGGCACGGAAGGCAATGCGATCAAAGGTATCACCTTCTACTGAGGTGTATGTGTAGTACCTTGAGTTACCCCCATATCTACGGGTAGATATGTATGCCCCACTACCATCAGGCGATGATTGCGTGGAATATCGTGATATTGATTGTACAAACGCCATATTAGAGAGTCCAATCCCAGCATCTAGGTGTTAGTGTTTTTTTCTTTAAAATGTCGCTCATGTTTAACTTAACTGACCAATCATGACTCAGATTGCGTTGAAATTGAAATGTCTGTGACATATATTGTCTGCGGTTGTTTCCGTATAAAACTTAATTATCTTTGAAAATGTTGATTTATCAGAACTACCTGGTTTAGAAATAGTTGCAGAAAAATGTACTTCAAAGTCCATAAGTATTTTTGTAGTCTTCCAATTATCAGCATTAGAACCTTCTAAATATAATTTGTTGGCAAATAAGTCTGACGCACCTGAATCTTTAAACACATTGTTAGGTCTATTATCGTGACTCGGTATTTTATTTGTATCATCACTTCCATACCTAGCCCATTTTTTCCATTCTTCAAAAGTTGTTGCAGTTGCCTTTTCTCCCTCAACATTTAATAAAAGAACATCACGAGATACACTGTACTTTTTAGTCCCTGGCCCTATTTTCTGACCTGATGTTGTTTTCTTTTCAGGGTCAGCATTTGCAAATTCTTTTTCTGTTCCTACAAATTGTCGCCATATTTTAACTTTTGGAGTATGCTCAATTTTTACATCGTATTGCCTTTCAAAGAACAATTTAGAAATACCCTTGTAAACTGGTGCATCTCTTGGTCCTGATTTAAGAGTTACAAACCCAGCAACTAGCAAAAAGGTACCATAATGTAATATTTCCCAAACATCCTTGTAACCTTTCCACTGTCCGACAGGATTGTATGATTTGTGCTCATCGGGGTCCCCAAAATAAGCAGTTTTAATGAGTTCATCAAATGCAGGGTGATCTGAATCGCTAGTACCACCAAGTGCTATTTGGTACATTCCCGAATCTTTAACTGCCTTTACAAGTACATCATAATCAGCACCTTTTTTATCTTCAGGTAATGTGTCACCACCACCACCACCACCACCAGAGGTTGGCGGTGCGGATTTTATTTTACCTAGTGCTTGTGTTAGGTATGTATCTTTTTGTGCAAATCCAATGTATTTTGCTTCAACCGTCACATTAATGGTACACATAGTAGGAACCATTTGAGTACTAAATTTAGTGAAGTTAACAGATGATGATTGAATAAAACCATCAACCATGAACATGGCTGAGAAAACAATACGAACAGGCGTACTAACTAGAAAAGCACTGTTACCCTTAATTGATTTAAACGCATCAGATGCTACTTGTTCTGAAATATAATTAGTATTACCAGATGCACCTGATGAAGAGTCCGCAGGTTCCCAGGTACTAGAAACACTGGTAATTTTAGACAGGGCAGAAATAATATCTTCAGATATACCTTGACCAATAACACTGTCCATAACCATTAGGTCTGCAAGCACACCAATTTGCCCTACATCCTGGGGGCCTGGTGGTTTACCTACATTCTTATCCGCTGGCCTGTCTCTGTAGTTTTTCTTATGATTATTAACTTCCATTTCTCGGTTAAGCATGATATCAAAAGAGAAAGTGGCATTACCAGGAGTTGCTACTGAGAACTGTCCCGGGTCTTGAAATAGTATGTTTGTCATACCACTAGAAAGTGAGACACTACGCATAATACGCTCAGGGTTAAACTGAAAAAAGAAGCGTCGGTTAGGGAGACCTTTTGCTGCACTAGTTGGTACTTCATTTAATAAGCACCGCATAAACCCACGCTGTATTTTACTTGCATTTGGAGAAAATAGTCTTTGATCTCCGTCAAGACCAATATTTCTACGCCTATCCTGCGCTCCAGGTACGACCGAACCCGGGAACATAAACCTAGGGTTGTCGTCAGTAGTGCGAGTGAAACTATTGTGATTTCCAGGGCCAGTAACTCCATTTTCTAAGTTGTACCACTGGTTTGTTGTATAAGACTCATTTGCCTGTGCCATTATGCGTTCCTCATATTCCTTAATCGCATTTCGCGCTCAATAATCATTGTTACCTCACGAGCAATAATCTGTGCGTCAGCCTGCGGATTACCACTTCCGTTTACATTAATTACTGGTGAGATGTTAAAAGTTGCTCCACCTTGGAAAGTAGCACTTCCACCACTACGGGCAGACCCCATTGCTACAGGGTCACCTGTTTGGGCAGAACTAGTCTGAGGTATCTTGCGTGACTGAAGCACCTCTGCCATAACCTTGTTGCCACCCCAACCGGAATACATCTTGTTCACGGCTTCTGCGACAGCATAAGGATCGTTACTATTATTTGTTAGGGCGTTAATAACACGCTTACCGTAGTTCTGCATATGGAACACATTCATACGGAGACCTTGCTCATAACTAGCAAAGTTCTTTACACCTGATCCATCATTATTAAACTTTGACCATTGCCCCAATGCCACATCGGCGGGGTCTTTTGGAGCACTCTTAACAGCCAATGGGTTATACGCCGCACGAGTACCCTCACTAGCAATCCATGCTGACATGGCTTCTAGGTTTGAAGCAGTCACGGGTGCACCAACACGATTTAAGAAATCAGTAGACCATTGTTGGATGTCAACACCACTACGGGCCATACCTCCATTAGTAAATGCGCCAGTAAACGCTCCTGATGTACTTGTCGCTGTGCCAACGCCTCGTCGTCGCCGTGGGCTACCCGAACCACCACTTAGACCAGTAGAGCCAAGGAAACCACTCGCTCGGAACGCAGAGATAGCATCAGCCATGCTCATACCCGCAAAAGATGCAGTAGTTACGCCTGCGTTAGTTGTACCACCACCTCCGTAAGCACCATCAGTGTGTTCAGTTCTTCCAGATGAGACACCTCCTGATGACATTGGCTCACCACCCCAAGGGCGGCCCTGCTTTTCGTATTCAGTACGACCATTAGGAAGTTCCGATGGCTGGACATGCCAAGGCTCCCCCATACTTTCAAAGTGCTTCAAACCAAAGCGGGCGGCATTAGCGGTAACCCAACTCATGTCACCAGTTAAGTCAGCCGCAAGACCAATTTCGTGCATTGAGCGACCAGGGGGAGCGGCTTGAGCACCACTCACATGCTCCCAGTAAGAGCCATCCCATTCCCAGTTCTTTTTACCTTCAGCATCCACAGGGCTAGAGGTCTTACGATAACGCGAGCGGAACATAGTTTCTTGGGCGGCTTTACTACGGTAACCTGTACCCAATCCAACTTTTCCACCAGATGCGGCAATTAGTTGATCCACACGCTGTTGCATGGTAGGGTGCATTTTCCCTGAACCACCCGATGTGTTTGGATCACCAGTTTTACCCATTGAGGGTAGATTACGACCAGGACCTGGGTCACCAGCAGCAGGAGCATCCATAGCACCACCGAATGCAGTTGCAAGACCACCAAGTATCATTAATGGCACACCAACAGCGGCGCCAACACCAGTGGTAGAAATAGCCGCACCAGCCATCATTGCGGCTGGACCTAATGCTTTAAGTATACCACCAGTCGCCTTTCGCTGAGGCTTGGTTTCAATAGCCTTACCAACAATTCCTGAAAGCCTATCCTCAAGTCTCCCAAATGCCTGTTCAAGGCTTTGAGTTGTCTTTTCAAGTTTGGCAAAGTTGTCCTGTTGACGACCATAGAAATCTTCTTCGCGCCCAGTTTTGACGCGCGTGGTTTCTTCAATTTGTGTAGCGAAGTTGTCTTCAATACCGACAAACTCCCTCTGAGACTTGCTAGAAGGGTCATACATACCCTTGCCACCCTTAGCACCATACTGCTGGTTTGCCATTGCATATTGGATAACTATGTCTTGAGTGGCAGAGTCAATACCCATATCTGCTAAGCGGGAACGCGTATTACTACCTTGCTGTAAGGCACCGCCAGGGTTTCTGAGATTAGTTAAACCTGATGCTCGCGCTAGGTTTTGGATAACTTCAGTACCACTACGCTGACCACCCCCAGGCATATATAGACTTTGACCAGTCATCATGAACATGCGGTTAGTAGTTTGGGCGCTACCTAAACTAGTAAGCATATTAGTAACACCCTCAGCACCGAGGCTATATCCCGATAGAGCATTTAAGCCCTCAACAGTGGATGCATTACCAAGAGCACTAATACCAGTAGATGCCTGCATTCCCATTAAGGCATTAATACCATTAGTACCGAGGCGGTAGTTAGTTAATGGTTGGCGGTAAGCATTACGGACACCAGCATTACTGAGACCAGTAATTTGTTGATACATAACTGACATCTTGTCGGCTGATGATGAATATTCATAACCTCGCGCAATACGCGAATCCATTGCCGCAACACCAGCGCCAACCACATTACCAATAGCCATTGCCGCACTCGTGAATGCTCCACCACGACTTTGTTGCATTACCTCCATCGCAGACATGCGACGATTACCACCACTTGCGGCTGGATCAAGACTGTAATTAGTGTTACTACTAGTGGTGGATGTTGGACCACTATTAACCATTACTGGGTGACCTTGGCTACCCTGAGCAACACCAGTGGTGACACCCCCAATAGCGCCAACATTAAGCCCCTTTAGAGCGGCGGCGGCTTTAGTTCCTTTGGCAGTAATGGCATCTAATGATCTAGCAACACCAGCAAGAGCAACCGACAATGAAGTTGCCTCCCGTGTCATCTTTGCAAGACGACTTCCTCCGCCAGTGATTGGGGTAGGGGTAGCGCCATTTCCTGCTATGTTTGGTTCATTTGGCGGTGCCATGACTACCCTCCATTACTTTGCCACCGTGCTAACTTTCCCCAGAACAGCCGTTCTCTGACGGGCATGTTCTTTACCTCATTTAAAGAAAATCCTTTGTAGACAGTGGCTATGGAGTTGTATTCCCAGTATATATTATCAATATTAACCGAATAAAAGTGAGACCCAGTCAAACATCAATGTAATCTCCTCATTACAGTGTCCGCACGGGGCATTCACCTCCCGAGGACTCGGGCCTACTTTGGCGTTGAATACTGCACTGATAATGGTAGAACGATCTGCAATGCTTAGATTTCGTGCCCATTGTTCTTTATTAGTAACATCAATCTGAGCGCAACGGGCGATCATCATGGTGTTTTGTTGCGCTGTATTTTTACCTGAACGACCAATCTTGGCGCTGTCATCTGAGTTGGGGTGATTCAAGTTAAGTGTTGAACCATCCCTGAGGATAACTTTGATTTGCTTGCGGACTGACTCTTGATCTCCCTCAATTGGGAAGTCAGAGTTCAGGTCAATAAGTAAATCGTTTGATTGATTGCAATGTGGGCACGAAACTTTGAATTCTCGCGTTTCGCCGTATGTAGCGCGAATAACTGCCAAGAATAGTAAGTCACGATCTCCAATAATCAACTCGTTGAGAACTACTGGAGTTTGCTTAATTGAGATATCACCAATTGATACAACAACGCGCTTCAACAAGGCAAGTACATACTCACCATAGTTAGAAGTTGTTCGGGCTTCCATACTGGAGAGGAATTCTTCATCCTCACCAGTCATCTCCCGGACGATTGCATTTGTAACCCAATCACTTCCTATTTTAATTCCACGAATAAGTTCAACACCCGTATTGGGTGACTTAGGCATGGTTGGCGCGCTCTCCATAGAGATAGCGTCAAAACTTTGGACATTTGTTGTCATGTAATGCTCCTTGTTAGGTACTCATAATATACACCCTAATGAGTGTTATGTATCAGACTGCGACTGGGGTTGTGGTTGGGGTTGAAGTTGCGGGTTCGTTAGTTGGATTCCAGTTAATTTCAAAACCTTCATGGTTAACCGTCATCTGCTGGATCATGATTGAACTATTACCAGCGTTGAGGTCACCTAATGCATAGCCAGCGGGCCATGCATTATAGATTGTGAATTCAAGTTTCTTATTACCAGGAGAGATAACACGACCCAATGACCCTGGGTCCTGTGAATAACCAGCATTACCAGAACTATCTGCTGCTGCTGCTGTGAATGGGTGGTCATAAACAGTAACAATAATGTTACAACGGTAATCATTACGGCTACCAGTACTACCAGCATCATCAGCAAGAGCACCTTGAGTCCAAGAATGCATGAATTGCTGCCAGCGCCACAATTGGTCTTGTCCTTCAAACACGCCACGACTGAAGGTAATGGGGTTAAAGTCTGACTGACCAATCATCTTGTGTGGATGGGTATTCATACCACCTTCACGATAAGGGATCATTTCGTTAGTAACGCTTAGTCCAGTAACAACGGCAAAACCAAGATTACCAATGTTCGGGGTAGCGGTTTCCAAAATTCCCGTTGGGACAATCTTTACCGTGAACTTAAAGTCACGCAATGGATCGGTACGAGTTAATACTGCCATGTTTCTCCTTAGATAGTTTCAATGGTGGTACTTCCACCAAGCCATTGACTTACATTAATAACAATAAATTCCGCTGGGTACAACAACGATACACCAATTTGTACATTCACTTGTCCGTTACTAATAGATGTTGCTGTGTTGTTTGTGGAGTTACATACAACAAAGAATGCCTCGCTCGGGGTACGACCCTTAAGTCCACCCGATCCCCACAAATCAGCCAAAAACTTGTTAAGTTTTACAGTAATGCTTGACCACAAACGCGAATCGTTGGGTTCAAAGAGAGCAAACTGAGTGAGTTCTTTTGAACTGTTCTTAATATAGTTTAAAGTACGACGAACAGGAATGTATTTGTCAGCCTTACCCAAGTTCAAAGTACGAGCACCTTGGATAATAATTCCAGCGCCAGGAACTGCCCTAAAAGTATTAACACCTGATTCGTACAACAATCCGACTGTTGCTTCTGTAAACGGAGTAACAAGTCCGAGAGCATTACGAACCTCAAGGCTGTAACCTGCGGGAGCCTTAGCAACTGTGCGCTCTACCTCAGTACGAGCAAACATACCAGCAACTGCACCACCTGGGAATGTGTCACGGATTGCGCCAACACCAGTCTTAGTGGGATCGGTCATCTTCAACATTGGGTAATACACTGCGCCATAACCCTGATCAGAGTTATAGGTGTTAGCCACTGCTGAGATACCAACCTGCGTGGTAAGTGACGGGTCTGGGTCAATAATCACAAATGAATCACCGCGAGTAGCGGCAACTGCGAGTGCTGACTTGACAATTTCAGAACGGAATTGACCAACTGCGTTAATAATAAGAGGTTCAGGAATATCAATCAAATTATTAAAAGCCGTAGAGAATGGGGTGTCCCAATCTGCTGGTGCGGCTGATCCGACAGCGGCAGTACCTGCATTACCACCAGTAAATGCTTTATTTAAAGCAAATCCAGCAACGCTCGCTCCTGTATAAGTAAACCCAGCGGATGCCGATGTCTGTGCGGCAAAATTAGTAAGATTTACATATGCAGAGTAGTTGTTAACAACAATTGGAGCATAACGGCTACTGTTTGGTGATGGACTGAGTTCATTCCATAATTCAACTTCTACACCATTTAGTTTAACCGACAAGTTAAATGTTGGGAAGTTATTTGAAGCCACATCTAATGTGGTGGTGCCAGCAGTTGTGGTTAGCGTGATGTCATTACCAAAAGTACCTGGATCAAGCGCCGTGGCACTAAACAATGAGGCTGACGCAGTAGTGCTATTTGGCTGGTAGTACATAACTGAAGCAGCGGTGGCATTGACTGCGTTAGCGTAAGTAGCGCGAGATACATAACAACTACGACCACCATTGGCAAAGAATTGATACACGGCATAACCCAAATCATACAAGGTGTTAAGGTCACCAAATTGGTTGGTATATGCGGACCATGAGGTAATCAGGGTTGGAGTAAGTGGTCCACGAGGGTTAATACCAACAAAAGCCGCAGTAGCGGTTCCGTTGTCTGCTCGTGCAATTGTCTTTAACGGAGATTCTGTTACATAGACTCCGGGGCGGGTATAAGCCATGAGTAATCCTCCAGTGGATTATTTAATAGGTTTCGGTCAGGTTGGAGTTCATATAAGAAATACTACTACTAATTGTGGCAACTCGCTTAGAGGCTACCATACTTGTAGTTGTCATTTCTGCGGACATTTTTAAAGTATACACTTTTCTAAATATCCTCTTTCGGTAGCCAGCCTCAGGGTCAAGGAGGTCGGCTGTAACCCAATCAAGGAGATCAAATCTGCGGATGGTTCCATCCTCAGGTACATCTATAAAGCCATAACGCAAACGAGCGCGACTATGGAGCATTTGAGAACTAAGTTGGCGGTCATGCAATGCAGAGCGGGTGTAAGTAGACACCTGATATAGGATGTCTACTGGTACAAATTCATTGGTGGCAACCATAGAAGCAGACGCAGCAAATTGTGTAAAATTATAGTGCTCGCTAGGCCAGTATTGAAGAGCGTTTGGCCCCGTATATTGCAAAGAAGCGGCTCCGCTAGTGGAAGCATATAACTGTACTTCTGAATGCTGACGATCCAAGGCATGAACAATGTCAATCATTTCAATGGTAATAAATGGGTAGGTGCGCTCTGTGTCACCCTCAGGGTAACGGAAGAACACCTGTACGGGTCGTGCGGCATTCTTATCATCTGTTACGGTCATACCCGAGAAACGGGTCTTTACAGCGGCATCTTCTGCTAAAAGGAATCCGGGGTTAGTCATTACATAACCTCTTCTAGGGCATTGTCTAGGATTTTAGCCAGAATGTCTCCGCTATTTGCCATTGAACGAACACGCCCACCAGCACCACTATTAGGACCACCATACTCAAGTTCCATGTACTTTTGCTCAATGTCAGAGCCACCCTGTACGGAATATGAAAGTGATTGACCATCCGTAGAGAGTCCAACCGTGAGGTGGGAAGCAATATCAGCCCACTCGGGGTACATACTTAGATTAGAGCGCGCCTCTTTTTCGTACTTTTTAATACCGTCCATGACAGCCTTATTAAACTTATTGTTCTTACCATTAAAGGATTCAACCATCTGAACAATCGGATCATCTTCAGAGATAGGTATTAAAGAATCTTTATTTGCCATAGATTTGATGCCAAAGGTATAGAAAGACATAACTACCTCCTTTGAGAATCTAGGCAATGTGCATTGAAGACGCGCATCTCCAATACATGTATTTTATCCTAAATTTGCTATTGATGTGGGCCAAGGAAGGTCAGATACTGAATAAGCCGCAGGACCTGGGTCATTGACCATTTCCTGAGAGATGTAGGTCTCAATACCCTCAACAACGAGCATGACATCATCTCGGGCGCGACCACGGACTCGGTAGGACACCACGCTAAAATAGCGCCCGTCATACTGGAACATGTCGTTAAGGCGGTTTTGGTATTCCCAAGGGGCAGAAATACCAGCGGCTCGGAAGTCATCAATAGATGCCACAAAGTTAGTTAATTGAGTGGGCTGACGACCCTCAGGAATAGCGCGCTTCTGATCCTCAGATTCCGTAATCATCAGGACAGGAACGACTACACCAGTCTTGTAGCGACGACCACCATTACCATAGGTACCTTCGTCGTAAACATCATCGTAGAGGCTGGATGCTGAGGCGCTAGTGCCCAATGGTACAAACTCATACCATACAATGGCTTCGCCAGCCTGAGAATGGTATGAGCGGTAATGCTTCCTGATAACGGATAACTCTCTGCGGACATCCATGGTTATCAGTAATACGCGATGTTAGAGAATGATCCAGTAGGAATTGCGCCGTCAATAAGAACATCCGTACGGAGGTCCTCTTCCTTAGCCTCATTTTCCACAACACCTTCATCAATAGCGGGCCATAGGCGTTCAGGCATTGTGTAATCACCAAGTTCGCGCGGGCGGTACAAGGGAACAAGGTAGTTCGTGGTACGCGAGTTACGGCGAAGGGTGAACACTTCAATACGGTCAAAGCCGATATTAAGAGCGGCGGCATGTCGCTTGTATTCGCCTTCCCACTGCGCCAGTAATGATTGCACCATACGGAAACGCTGGCTGGCTGGGATGTGGATTGATTCTGAGGTCATAACATCAATGTCACGACTGAACTCAGTCATTAGCGCCCAAAGTGCTTCGCAGATCGTGGCAATGCCGATGGCGTTAATAACAACATCAGACATTTCTTCAAGTTTATATTTTAGGTTAACCGTGTGTTTTTCAACGGCGCGCTGGGCGTAAAAAGAAAGATCATCTGGGGTAACCCATTCATAATAGTAACCCTCAACTAACAGTGTCGTGCTTGATGACAGCGTGTTAGATAATCGGACAACACCATTACGGGAGTCAATCGTGTATTCGCTGGGAGCCAATGTTGAGGCTGATCCTGAGCCTGAATACTTGGCAACCCAAATAGTGCTGGTGTCAATGTTGATATGACCCAACTCATATGTGCGACCTACTACAGGAAATGATACCTGAAAGAACTTCGGAAAGTCCCGTAGATAGGTTCTTGCAATTGTTTCAACATCTGTGATGGTTGCCATGAACACCTATCCTACTATTGATCGCCGGAACCTGCTCCCGGAATTGAGTCTTGGGCGGCCTGATTAACGCCAGGTTGGGTATCACGCAGTCGGTGGACCATAAAACCGCGCTTCAGAATGATCTGCTCCGCGGCAACATTTTCAATTGGTTCAATAGGTGTATCGCTCATGTGTGGCGAATAAACCAGCGAACGCGAATGCTTTTAGAAAGAATACTAAATGCATTAGTGGAACCAGTACTGCTCGTAGTACCTGCAACAGTACCCACATTAATAGTAGTAGTTGTACTACCAACAGGAACAGTAATATTAACTGTTGTTGGTAGTGTAACTGTGGGGGTGCCACCAGAATCAGTAGCGCCAGTTGTAATGTCCGTAGGTGAATCTGATGTAAGAACCATTCCAGTACCACCGTAAGCACCAGGATAATAATCCGCTTCATAGTGGGGTGTATTTAGAGGAATTGATGATCTGATAGCAAAATACTTAGTACCACCTGGTGCACCAGCATAGGTATAGTGGGCATGTCCAGTACCAGACATACTCCCAGTTAAAGAGTAGTTACTTGCAGGGTTACCAGTAATATTACCAAAACTCGTTGTTCCAGATTTGTTACCAACTACGGTGCTGTATGTATGGTCGTGGGCGGGAAGTTTAGCGAGGTCTAGGGTAGCCGTATTTGCTGAACTGGCTACCTTACCGTTAGTACTGATTTCTGCTGAGGTTGCCCCAACTACACCAGTTTCACCAGTTAAGTTTGGTAAGTAAAAAGTATCTCCACTGGTTGGGAATAAACCAGTGGCTGGATTAGGAAAAGAATAACCAATAGCATTAAATAATGATAGATATTTATTAGATTCGCCACTCTTAGATAATCCCTGACCGTTACACTCAAGATAAAAAGCGGCATTGGGGGATGCGGTGGTGTTATGCGTACCAGCAAAGGCAAAAATGCCACCAATGGGAATCTTTGCGCCTTCAACATCAACCGTTGTTGACAATGCCGACCAACCACCCGAGGTCGTTCTAACATAAGTAACGCCACCAGAGATAACAGTATCTCCAATGACATCCTTAGCATTAGTTGTAGGAGCAGACGCAGATGCATAGGTAACGGGCGCTGAGTTTATGATGCGCTTGTCCACAATATTTGCGTCAGTTAAGGAACCCGATGGGATACGATATACAGTCGCAATCAGAGCATCAGTACTTGGGTAATAATTAGAACCAACTAAAGGACTAGTTCCACTAGCAAGAGTGTTAGTACTCTGTGGGAGCGTAGGGTTAGTATCGTTCTCAGCGCCTGATATCAGCGTAAGCGTGGCGGTACTTCCCGCTAGACGAACCACAATGAGGTCAAACCGTGTCTGAGAGGCTACGGCGGGGTTAAAAGAAAGCGCATCAAAAGAGTAGGGCACTCCATTAATAATGGCTACACCAGCGGCAACACTTACTGTGGTGCCACCTGAAACCGTAACCCCACCGCCACTACGGATATAGTTCAGAGTGTTCCCAAGTGCTTCAAAGTCAACCGAGTCGGGTTCGGCTTGGTTAATGTTTGAATACTTGTTAGAAGACCCTGTCGCAGTAGCGTTGGGGACGATCAGTGCCATTAGTTACCTCAAACGGTGTCGTAGATGTTGGAGTGACGCACGAGGTAGTCGTACAAGTCACGGGGGAGTTTGTAGCGCTTTCCGTCTACGAACTCAAAAGTAGTGCGACCCCAATACATCTTCCATGTGCCCTTAACACGGGCAACAACGAAGTTGTCATCAGAGTTACTTGCAGTGACTGGCGCTACTGCCTTAGGTGTTTGTTCCAAGACTTCCACTGCTTCATCAATGTCATCTTGTTGTTCTGCAAAAGCCATCGTATTTTTACGCGATGTCATGGGTTTCTCCTATTGTTTGTTTTATGAAATTATTAATGGTGGGGGATTTCTCCCCCACCACCAACACTAGATTGATTCTAAGAATCAGGAAATTGAACCACCGAGGGTGTTGATAACAACGCGGGATTCGTGAGTAATAACTCCGAAGCCCCAAATTGCGTACCAAGCCAAGCCGTGTTCACGACCGAAGTCAATGACACCACCGTCACGGAGTTCAACCGGGAGGGCAATAGCGTGACCGAATGCGTTGTCACCGATCATGATGGCGTTGTAAGCGTCAGCGTTCTCCTGGAAGCCAGCCGAAGCGTTGCTGTCAAGGGTTGCGCCAAGTTCGTACAACGGGGCGCCAGACGCAGTTGCGTCCAAGCCCTTCTTGACCTGTGTGGTTTCAATGAACACGACATCGTAGATACGACCGATTTCACCGAGCATGAAGTTGCCAGGTGCGGCGTACTTCGTGACTTCAATGAATTCGGGCCAGTCGCGGAGCGAACGAGCCTGTGCGGGGTGAACGAAGCAGACATAGGTGTCGCCCAAGCGCGGGATGTTCTGACCAGCAAGAACTTCAACTGCGTCCTTGATGGAGGCAGGCGAGAGGTAGCCAGGTGCAGAAGCCGAGCCGAGGGTACCAGCGTCGTACGGGCTGAGTGCGCCACGAGCCGAAGCGGCGGTGCGACCGAAGACAACTGACGGAGCGACAGCAGAGCCGCCACCAAACGGAACGCCAGCCTTGTACAGCGTGTTACGGGCCTGGATATCCATGCTTTGTGCCATGTGGCGACCGAGCAAGCGTGATGACGAAGCCATAACATCGTCAAATGCCGCATTGAGCAAGAGTTCCGTAACGGCAACTGCTTGACCATGTTCGGTCACGGTGATCTGAATCTGGCTTGCTGACAAAGAAACAGGCTCCATACGCACACCTTCGGTGAGCGTGGCGCCTGCTGATTCGTCAACGCTGAGGTTGTTGTATCGCATGAAGTTGATGGTCAAACCAGGCTGAACGCCCAATTCGGTCTTCTTTACTGCGAACTGCTCAAAGCGCAGAACTGGCATGGCTTGGAACAAGATTTCCTTGGACCAAATTTGTTGAATTGCGGGTGAAAGAGTTGCGTCACTGGAATAACCGGTCGTGGTAATTGAACCAAGACCTGCTCCGGTAATCGCACCTCCTACTGGGGCGGGAAGGGCCATTTTAATATCCTCCGTGGATAGTTAGTTGTTGGGTTATTTGGTTTTAGAAACGGCCTCGGGAGTTCCGAGTCGCTTGCATGAGCCGTTCGCGCATTTTCGTGTACTGATCCATCGGCATATTACGGATATCATCCGCAGACATCGTTTGGTATTCCTGTTGGTTGTCCATTGGCCCAGTCGGGGGCGCAGTTACCTGCGGTCCCCGCAGACGACCACTTTGTGAGGT